GGTTCTACTATTTCTACTTGATAACCTGCTTTATCTAAAGATTCTAATTTTTCCCTACCTGCTTTTTTAATAACTTCAGTGTTAATACCTACAACATTACCACTAGAATCTCTTTGAACTGCTTTCTTTCCAAATGTATCTTCTATATCTTTAGCAAATTTGTCTGCATATTCTTTTGCACCACCTAATTCTTTTATTTTTTGTTTAGCAATTTGTTGTTGTTTCTTCTTTACCTTTTTAACTGCTTCCTCAATGCCCTCTTTGGTTAGACCACTGCCTTTTCTCATAGCTAGTCTTTGTCCAACACCTGATAAAGTTCCTGATATTACAGCAGATGCACCTGCAACTGTTGCAGTTCTTTCTGCATCATAATCCTCTCTAATACCCATTTCTATTTCAGAGCCTTGAGCTACTACATCAACAACGGCAGCTTGACCTGCATCTATTGGAGCAGTAGTCGCAGCAGCTATGAGTATTTGAGATATTTTGCCTATACCTGCCTTTTGAGCCAATTTTTGTGATATAGCTTTACCCACACCTATAGATACTATAGATAGAGGAGAAGTTATCTGCGTAGCTATATGCCCACCCACTGTATCAATTACATCAGTTACTTTTTCATAACCTGACATACCTTCATATCTTTTAGAGTCATATATCTCTGCCAGTCTAGATGTTTTGGAGTACAATTTAGCTGCTCTTGCCCTCATCTCAGAAAACTTTTTAGCTTCTGCCAAGTAAGCATTTTGTTCATTTTGCACTTTAGCATTTCTAGCATTTGTTAATGCCATCTGTTCTTTTTTCTGTATACTTTTTAGCCAATCTAACTCTTGAATGACATCTATTTCATTACCTGTTATAAATCTATAATGGTCTAAATAATCATCAATTATATTTTCTTGGGTTAAATCTTGCTTTAAAAAAGGTATCATTACATAGGCAGCACCAACTTTTTTGTCAGTGCCAAATCTATCTTCTCTATACTGAAGTATTTCTTCAAAATAGTCTTTATCTTTTAATAAGTCTTTTTTACTAAGTTTTCCTTGGGAAGTGTCAAGTGGAGTAACTTGACTAGGGTCGGTGCTTGTAATAGTTTGAAGCTCAGTGCCTTCTATTACATCTTTAGATTCTTCTTTTTGAATAACGTCACTACTTTCCTCAAATTCAAAAACATCTTTATTGTCTTCTTCTTGAGCAAATACATCTTGATTTTTATTGGATAGTAAATCTAATCTTGTGGACATGTTTATTAATCCTAATTATGGTATTCTAATTTCAGGAACACCTTCACCTAAATAAATATACTTTTCTTTTTTATTTTGTGATAATTGTCTGACATAAACACCACCTATTTCAAATTTATCTGTTTGAGTAATAGGATTTAGTCCTTTTGCTATTGCAATTAAAGTAGATTTTACAGTATCTTGATTTATGTAAGGAGTTGTAGGTTGTTTAGCGTTTATTATTTGTTGAACTGTAATTTTAAAACCCTCCATTCTTGCTTGTTGGGTCTTTTTACCATAATCCTCTGGGGTTAAGTAACCACCACTACCAATCCCTTTTGCAAGACCTGCTTTAGCGTATTGATTACTTTCATTAGTTCTATATAATTTATTTATTTGATTAATATCAAAATCTCCTGTCTCTAATGTCTGCAATAATTTCTTTCTATCTAGTTCTCCTTTTTCATATGCTGCTTTTAAATTTCTAAATCTTTGCATTTCCATTTCATCTGACACAGGACCTTTAAATTGTGCAGAAGGTCCTTCTGCTAAAACTTCATCCTCTTTATATCCTGTTGCAGCAAGTAAATCAGATTCAATTTTACCTACGTCAGGAGAAGTAAATGCAGTTTCTTTAAATCTACCTAAACCTTTAGCTTTAGCAGCCAAGTCAAGAACAGGTTTTGGAACTAATTCTTGAGCATTCTTTTTAGCTATTTGTTCTAATGTTCTTTCTGATTTTAAATCTTTTGGATTTGTTATGTAAGCGTCAACATAATTAAATGTATTGTCATCTTCACTCTCTGTTAAATTATTCATAAGATGGTTTCTTTTTCTAGATACAACATCTTTTGTTACATTCTCTAGACTATATCCATGACTAGCATATATAGCATTTGCAACTTCATACATGTTTACATCACTTATATTCGGATTGTCTTTAACATAAGTATTAACAATTTGAGATATATCTTTTTTCATTTTATTTTCTAACAATAATCTTTTTGCACTAGCTTTTTTGATAGCACCTACATTGTTATCAATAAAATCATTAAAAGCCTTGTTATACTCTTTAGACCTTCTAACATCGTCTGCTTTTAATATGTCTGCAGCTCTACCACCTGCTATCGCTGCAAATTGTACTAAAGATAAAGCCATTACACCTCTTCCTCTTCTTTTTCAGGTCTAGACATCAGACCTTTCTTTTCTTCTTTTAAAATGTCCTTGGATAAATCTGCTATTTCAGTTTGTTGCTCTTCAGTGACTTTTTCTTCCCCTTTTAAGGCTTCTACTGCTTTATCTGCAATAACAGGATTAGCTTCCATGTCCATATCTTTTCTTTCTAAATTATATGATGTGTTTGTTATATCACCAATACCTTTTAAAAATTCTACTATTATAGGGTTCATTAACACTGCAACATCTACACTGTGTTTACCTTCCATAGCTCCAACTAAAGTCATGGTCTCTGCTATGTTAGGTAAAGGTGTGCCACTTTCAAGTAAACCCAATACTTGATTTATTGTTGCAGGGTTGCCTATTCTAGGTATATAATAATCTATGGCAGCCTCTACTGTTGGTAGTTCAGGAGGAGTTTGCCAAGGTCTAGCACCTAGTTCGTGTGTTAGTGACATTCCCGGAATAGGAGCATCTAATTCAGGTTCTAATTCTATTGATGACATTATTAAGTCTCCTCTTTTGCTTCCATATTTCTTTTAAAAGCATTTCTAATTGTAAGTACATATTGTTTCGTATTTAACATATCACTTGATTCTTCTTTTGGTCTTCTTTGAAGTAAACTTGTTTGATTAGTTTTTACAGGTTTATCACCCATTCTTTTTAATTCTTCATTAAGAGTAAACCAAGTTCTACGATTGTTTTCTATAAAATTTGCCATTAACTAAACCATCCACCTATTAATGAGTCTTTTCCTGCAGTTAATATAGTACCTACCATACTGCCAAGACCTGATGCTGCTTTTGCATCTGCTTCCATTGCTCTTGCTTCTTTTAAAGAGTCTGATTGTATATTAGCAACTGCTAATTTTTGTATTCTATCTAGTTCACTCTCTGCACTTGTCCATGCCCATTCCATAGTGTCTGCATAATATGTCCACAAATTATCATAAGCCTCTTTTGATATACCAAGAAGAGAATTAGCATTTAATTCATTTGCACGATTAACTGCTACAGTATCTGCAGTGGCTATCTGTCTTCTCCACTGTGCATTACTTTGACTTATTACAAGTTGATTCTGTGCATTAAATTGGTCTCTTTGATTATTAAGTTCTGCATTAAATCTTTCTACAGTATTAGCTTGACCTGCATTAAACTGTGCTTGGGCATTAGCTTGTGTTGCATTAAACTGTGCAACTTGTGTTCCTAGATTTGCAAAGAATTGGTCAACTTGATTCTGTGTCGTAGCATTAAACTGTCTACTTGCATTCTCTGCAGCTTGGTCTGTAAACAATGCTTGTGTTCTTTGTTGAGCTTTAAATAATTCTGTTTGTTGTTTATTAGTTAAGTTAGCCATGTCCATTTGTAAAAAGTTTTGAGCATTCTGCACTGCAGATTGTTGTCTGTTACTTAAATTAGCCATATCTAAATTAGCTAAAGCACCTGCTTCTGCCATAACCATAGCCTGATTATTACTCAAGTTCTGTAAATTCATTGTATTGACAGCACGAGAGTTTTCTAACGCTATCTGTTGCTCTGCATTGAAGTTCATGTTAGCTATATCTGCTATTCTTGCAGAGTTTTGTACTCTTGCTTGAAATGCTTGGTCAAACTCTTGACCTATAAATGTTGCTCTTTGTTGAGCAGCTAACATTGCTCTCTGTTGTCTGTTAGATAAATTTTGTGTTTCAAACTGTGCTTGTATACTTGCATCTGCTTGTGCAATAGGTAGTGCAGATTCTATTGATGCTTGAATTAAGGCTTGTCCTGCCATACTAGATGCACCAATACCTCTTTGTTGCATCGCTGCTTGGACACCTCTAATTGCACCTGCTGCCCATGCAGGTGGATTGGTAGCGTCAAAGTTTGCTGTTAAAGAAGATAGTTGACCTTGGACAGTGGCTTTTTCGGAAGGAGTTGCAGTCGCTGCATCTATTTGTTCTGCGAACTTAGCTGCTTTTTCTGCGTTAGCTACACCATCAATAAGTTCCCCATCTTGAATTTGTCTTTGAACAGGATTTTCAAGAATGTGAGCTTTACCTTGTGCAGCCTCTAAATCACTTACACTTGATTCTGTTTGCTCTGCTGCGATGACTTTAGAACGTGGGTCATCAGGGTCTGTTTGAGCAGCTTGAACTGTATCTAATGCAGTGTTTACATTATCTGTAACAGTTTGAGCATCCATTAAATTAGCAGTCATATCAGTTGGTTGATTTACCATTGTTGTGTCTGCAGTTGTTGTTGGCACATTAACTTGACCTGACACTTGTCCTGTGCCTTCTTGTACTGTTTGCCCTGCAGTTATTTGTGTTCCTACAGGAACTACTGTAGTGCCTTCAGGTAAACCCGGAGTTGTCATTTGTTGTGCTGCAATATCTCCTATAGAAGAATCTTCTGCTACATTTAATTGAGGAACATTTTGTTGTGGTAAAGCTCTTGGGTCTGCTTGAGCATTAGGGTCAATAGTAGGAAAATCAACTATTGGAGTTAAATTAGGAGGAGTTGGTATTCTAGCCTCAGGAGGTGGATTTATTGGGTCACCCGGTTTACCATCTGAAGGAAACCCCGGACTGGTTATTTCTCCTGTAGCCAAAATAGGGTCTGGCGAACCACCCTCTTGCATTCTAACAACACCACCACGAGCCATCTCTTTTGCAGCTTCTTGAAAAACAATCATCTGTCTTTTCTTGTCAGGATTTTGTTCTAAGTAGCTATCAAAGTTTTCCATAGAACCTGTATAACCAAGTCTACCTGCGATTCTTTGCATTGCTTGTGGTTTAAAACCTCTGAATATTGCCACTATTTAGCTCCCATTAATATCTTATCTAGTTTATCTTCTAATCTTTTGATTGCATCCATAAGGTCATGCATATCATCTTTTACATCATCTTTACGAGCATACTCTTCACGAGTCTTGTTTAATAATATCTGTATACGTTTTACCTCTTGGAACATCTTGTTGAATGCCCAACCAAATGGCACAACGACCATAGTTAGTATAATGTTCCAAAATAACATTGCATCTATTTCCATGTTTAGTCTGCTTCTTGTATTGTGTTGCCTTTAGACACCCATTCTTGAATTGTTTGATAGTCTGTGTTATCAGTTGCAAGTGGCACATACGAAATTAAGTTACTATTTACTCTAGTCACCTTATAACCACATGGCTTGTTTGTTATGGGGTCATTTACGTGTTGTACTGTATCTATTATATCTATCATATTTTAATCCTATAGTTCTGCTGACACTGCAAAATACGCAGAAGCATCATTAATTCTCATCCAACCTGCAACATTTTGTGAATGACTTAAACTACCATTAGTGCTATTAGCTGCGTAAAGTTCTAATCTATCATGTTGACTTCTTACAAGACTAAATGAGTTAAATGGGTCATTAGTTCCAGTTCGTAAAAAAGTATAATAATCAGTTCCTGTTGTGAGGTCTATTGTTGGGTATGCTCTCATTCTTACTGCTAAATCTAAAACACCAAAAATTGAACTAGTTTGATATGCAGCCATATTAGCGACTGTTTGTGCCGCAGCACTTGAAACTAAAGATGAATTTGGCTCATCTCCATCGGCAATTTTTTGATAATATCTCATACATAGTGCTTGTTCTTCCCCAAATGACCTATGCTCAAATGGTGTAGCTACAGAGCCTACTTCTAGTTGTATTCCAGTAATTTGCCAAGTTGAATTGGCTGTAGTCATAAAATTAGTTGTAGCTGATATATTGTTTGCATTATTTGATGATGCCCAAGACGTAGCAAGTGTGCCACTTGTATAGGTTGTCCCACCATCTAACCAAAACTTTAAATCTAAGCTACGAGCATTATCATTATCCAACGCACCTGTTGTATCACCTGCGAAGGTAATGGTCTTCAATTCCCAAGTATCTGCCACATTTACTGTATAGGTTGAAGCTATTGTTCTAGTGTTGTCGTTGTCAACCAAATTAACAGAAAAAGTTGTTGCGATGGAGCTTTTTACATAAAAAGATAAAGTTAATTTTTCTGCATCTGATGTACCTTTTTTTAATTGTTGTAAATCTTGACCCTCTAATCTGTGCTGTATATTTAACTGGTTGTCTGCATCTAATGATGTCTCTTGAGTTGTGGTTGCAACTTTAAAACTGTGTCCAAAACCTGAAGGAGAATCAGATGCTTGAGACAAAGTAGCCACATATTGGTCACGATTTCCTGCAAATCTAAATCGGTCTACTGTTTGATAGCCACCCCCTGTTGAATTAAAAGTTACTGAAGTTGCTCTTTGTGCCACTTGCATTGCACCATTTATAACAATATTTCTTCGCCCACCAATTTGATTATTGGTTAGGACTTCACCCATCTTTGCTAATTCTGCTGCTTTGGTCATATTTTATTCCCCTTTAGGTTCTACGTAATCTCCAACAGTTCCATAGTCACCTGCTTTTGCTTTTTCAAATATTTGTCTACCATGCTCTTCAACATCATTAGGATTTGCTAAAAAACCATAGTAACCATCATTTTCTGTCATACCTAAAGCAGGATAATGAGAAAACTTACAATCTAAAAGTATTAATGTTTTATCTTTGTCTGCCCATACTGGATTCTTAGCACCTAGTAATGTTGCACCATTTCCTTTTATCTTAATTGTCATTATGATTGCCTCTGCCAAACACCACCTATGTTTTCACCTATAGATTGATTTTGCATATTTCTCCATGTACCACCTGTATATGCTGTAGCTAAATCCGTAACTCCAGAACCTGAAACTCCTGCATATCTTAAAAAATTACTCGTTGTAGAACTTCCTGAAGTAGAGCCAACTATTCGTCTGCAGAAAGCAAGAGAACCTACAACACCTGCAGTTGTAGTTGGAATACTTGAACCTGAAGGTACATTTGTTAAATTTTCAGCACTTATTGCAGGTAAAGTACCTGATAATTTTGTTGCGTCTAGCACTTGTGTACCTGTTACTGTAGTTCCACCAACAATCAAAGCCATATTACATCTCCTCTAATTTAAACTTATATTTCTTACCATTTAATCTGTTTAATAAAAACAAATCATCTGCACCCTCTTGGATTGTCCAAGAACCTCTAGTGCCATCTACTTCGTTATCTCTCGTCTTGGTATTATTTAAATTTATATCACCTGTGTATATGTCTCTCCACTGCTTTGAAGAAGACCCTAAATCTACTGCATCATCAGTTGCAGGTAGCACATGAGAATTAAATATTGCTGTTCCTGCATCACTCATATCAAGTGTAAGTGCAGTTATATCAGATGAACCATCAGTGCCTTTAAATATAATATCTGTATCTGAACCTTGTGCATCAATGGTAATATTCCCTGATGTAGTGGTTAAATTTATCGCTGCATCTCCTGCAGTTATGTCATCTGCTGCAGAGGATATCCCTACTACACTACCACTAAATGTTGCAGTACCTGCAAATGTAACATTACCATCAAATGTACCACCATCTACTTTACTTACTGTATCTGCTACACCAAATACATCGTATACAATTACAACAATGATATCATTAACTGAAGCTGCTTGAGTTAACACGATTGATGTACCACTCGTTGCAGTATAGTCTGCTGTGCCTAATAACACACCATTTTGATACACATCTGTAAATGTGCCATCTGTGTATGATAAAGTTATTCCTTCATCACCTGCACCACTGAAAGTTGTTTGACTTGCAGTAGCAGTGTAAGTATGTACTTTTCGTACTCCGTTACTTGGGGATACTCCTAAATATGCCATAATTTACTCCGTTGGCTTTGTTGGAAATGTTACGTTAAGTAACGTGCTAGTCTCTCCATCCCATTGAGGATTGGATGTATTAGCAGGTAAATCTCTTAAAGCCTGTCTGTATGTTTTCATTGAACTAGATAAAGTTACATCAGATAAAGCGTAAAAATCTGTTTCCTTTAATAATTCATTTCTTTTTTTTCTTAGCTCATAATAAGCTACTTGATTATTATCTTTAAAAATACTTGCCATTATTAACTCACTGCAAATGTACCACTACTTGTAAAAGTGTGATACTTATAGTCACCACTAGATGTTATAGTTCCACCTGTTGCTAAATTTGTTCCACTTTTATAGCGTATTATAACTATACCACTACCACCTGCTCCACCTGATGATGTACCTGAACCTGAAGGGTTACCACCTCCACCACCACCACCACCAGTGTTAGCAGTTGCATCAACACCATTTCCAGTGTTATTGCCATTACCACCACCTCCTGATGAAGCAGTTCCTGCAGTGCCATTGTCATTTGTACCACCTCCACCACCAGAAGCGTAGAATCCACTATCACCTGTAGATGTAGCACTTGCCCAATCAGAAAAAGCATTAGTACCAGTGCCACCTGCACCACCATTACCATTTCCAGTGTTTACGTTATCTTGACCTGCACCACCTGCACCACCTCCACCTGCAGAACCATTACCTCTGCCAGTAGAAGCATCTCCACCATCATTTCCTAGTTGAGTGCGACCATGTGAGTTTGTAGCATCAAATCCTGACACTCCGTAACCACCACCACCTCCAGAGCCACCACTTGCTCCTCCTGTTGAGCTTGAACCTGTATAACTTGCTGCTGCACCTCCACCATCAGCGACAAAATCACCTAAAGAAGAAGCACTTCCATTTGTAGCAACTGCACCTCCTGCGACTGCACCTGTTCCACCTGCACCTATTGTAACTACAAAAGAGTCTCCTGAAGATAGTAGCATTTGAGCATTAACTACTCCACCTGCACCTCCACCTCCTCCATTTCCAACTTGAGAGGATGAAGTGCCACCACCTCCTCCTCCACCTCCTCCAATGAGAAGGACATCGGCAAGACGAATACCTTGTGAATTTACTTGAGTTAATGCCATTATGTATCTCCAAATCTAGTAAAACAAAACCAAGTTTGACTTATATCAGTATCACCTAGTATTTGCGTATTAGCGTTTCCTGTTGTATCAGTGGTAAATTTTACTTTGTGTGTGGAAGTATTAGTTATGTCAAGATATATTGAAACGTAAACAGAATCTTCTGCTGCCAAACTTGTATTATGAGAGTTACCACTTCCTTGAGCTACTTGATTAAAATTACTATTGTCTGTGGTTAATTGTATAGATGTTTTTAATCCTGCATCATTAGAATTAGCATCAGCTTTGTAGTACACGGAAGTTTCTACTCGCCACAATCCAGTAGTAGGAAAAGAAAAAATACCACTACTATTTGTCATAGCAGTTCCTAATAAAGCAACTCCTGTAGTATCATTTCTTTCTATTGTATTTGCTGATGGTGTTCCTGAACCTAAAGGATTAGCATCCGTATCAAAATCACCAGTTATTCTATATTGGTCAATATGAGTGATAAAATTTCCTGTTGGTGTTCCTGTTAAGGTAAGATTACCACTTAGAGTAGTATTGCCTGTAACATCAAGAGTGCTTGTAAATGTACCTGCTGCCGCTTGTAGATTGCTAGTTGAAGGATGTCCTACTGTAGCTATGGGTCTAGCTATGTAATTTACGAATATATTATTTGTTCCACTTGATGGAGCACTATCAAAAGAAAGCGTAGTGCCTGAAACTGAATAGTTAGCACTATCTTGTATAACACCATCTACAGAAACTAATATTTCTTGGTCTGCTGTTGCTGCAGTGTCTAACGTGAAATTAGTTGTGCTACCATCTCCATTAAATCTTTTTGTTGCAGGAGTGGATGCAAATCTATTAGCCGATATGTTACCTAAATATGGCATTTTATGTTATCTCCATAATGCTTAATGTAGCACTAACTTTATCTGCCACAGAACAATCTACTTTTATTATATCTGACGCTTCTAAAATTATTTTATTACCTGACATAATTTCTAAACTACTGCCTACAGGTATCGGTGCGTCTTTTATTACGTGTGAGGTTTCATTACTGTTACTGCTATCTATTACTGTGACCGAAGCAGTAACTTGTGATGTGTGAACATTCGCAAGTGTTAATCCTATGACAACAGTAGTTGTGCTACTAGGCACAGTGTAAAGAGTGTCAGGAGTACCTGCACTACTAGGCATCACTGCGTTGTTCTTTAATTTAAATGTATTTGCCATTTTTCTATTTCCTTATAATTATACACTATTTATGTTTTTTTGTCAAGTATTCTCTGTTAACCTAACGCTATTGCTAAAGCAGTTGGGTCTTCAGATGAAAAGCCTTGAGCAGTCATAAATGTTGTTAGTCTTGATAAAGCAGCCTTTCTATTTGTGCCACCTGCTCCATCATCTACAACAATTAAGTCTGATGTGGTTAAATCAGCACCAATGTCTGAACTACCATCTATATCTAATGCAGATAATGCCACTTTGTTTGCTGTTGAAATTGTATTAAGTTTACTGTCTGCTATACTTCCTGCTAACATTGAATTTTCTACAGAAGTTGCAGCTATTGTAACTGCACCATTAGATGCCATAGAAATATCACCTGACACTGCCACAGGATTAAAGTTAGTTCCATCTGCAACCATGATATGACCACTTGTATTTGTACCCATAGTAATATCATCGCCTGATACAGTTAGGTCACCTGTAACTGTCAGATTTTGAGAAACTGTAACATTACCATTAGAGGCTATAGTTATAGCATCAGTATCAGAAGTATGTCCTATTGTCGTGCCATTAATTATAATGTTATCAACTGTTAATGTTGTTAATGTACCAAGTGATGTAATATTAGATTGAGCAGCACCTGTAACTGTAGCAGCAGTACCACTTACATTACCTGTTACATCTCCTGTTACGTCACCTTCAATATTAGCAACAAGTGTACCTGTTGTCATATTAAGGTTACCTGTGCTACTTGCGTTGTCTGTAGTTGTACCTAAAGCAAATTTATCTGCAGACTCATCCCACATAAATAACGCATCGTTACCTGTAGAACCTCTCTGTATTATAATACCTACATCGTTAGAGTTAGAACTTGCACCACTATTTAATTCTAATAAGTTATCTGAAATAGTAGTGTTTGTTGTGTTTACTGTAGTTGTTGTTCCTGATACAGTTAAGTTTCCTGTTACTGTAAGATTGTCCGATACAGTAACCTCTGAAGTGCCATGTCCTAAAGTAATGGCAGTTCCTGATACACCTGTACCTATTTGAACAGACTCACCACTGTTACCTGTATCTATAACTAGATAATTATCTGAGCCTTGTTTTATTGTAAAAGCAGTTGCAGAGTTATCAGATACTGCTACATTAATATCTGTTCCATCTGCACTAATAGAATCAAGAGCAATGTCTCCAACGTTGGTAATGTTATTGTCACCAAAGCTAGTGTTATCACCAAATGATTTATTTGTTAATGTGTCTGTTGTAGCTCTACCCACTAATGTATCTGCTGATGCAGGTAAAACAACAGTAGGACTACCACTGTATGCTGAATGAGGTGCTGCTTGTAGTTGCGTGTAATGAGCATTACTAGACTCACAATAAAATCTTACGTAGGATTCAGAACCTGAGTTTTTAATTGATATACCACCTGACTGCATATCAATACCATTAGAGCCATCAATTCTTACAACACCACTTCCGTTTGGAGTAATTGCTATATTACCATTAGATGCAGATACAATAGCATTTCCGTTTACGTCTAAGTCACCACCTAATTGTGGAGTTGAGTCTTCTACTACGTTTGCTATTTCGTTACCTGTTACTAGACCTGCTACAATATCACTTCTTGTAGTCTTTTTAAGACTATTATCTGTAACATCTACTACCATGAATACATCAGCATTGTCCAAACTACTTATACTACTTAAATTCTCAATCGCTGTAGGGTTATAGTTTGTACCATCTGCTATAAGTAAATGACCTGATGTGTTAGTTCCCATAGTGATGTCATCACCCGAGACTGTCAAGTCACCTGTAATACTTAGATTTCTAAAACCACTTACATCTTTATTTGAATCAACAACAACTGCTTTTGAAGCTACAACTGTACCTGCAGTTGAGCCATCAACAAAATTTAATTCTGTAGCAGTGGATGTAACACCATCTAGGATATTAAGTTCATCTGTTGTAGCAGTGACACCATCCAATAAATTTAGCTCTGTTGCAGTTGCAGTAACTGCTACATCCTCATTTACTTTTGGTGAAGTTAATGTCTTATTTGTAAGAGTTTGTGTACCTGATAATGTTGTTACAGTTGAATCTATTGCAATAGTAACTGCGTTACCACTTCCACTAGTATCAACACCTGTGCCACCTGTAAAAGTCATGGTCTCACTATCTAAGTCAATGCTTAAAGCACCTCCACTATCAGCTTGAAAATCTAAGTCTTGTGCAGTTAATTGTGAATCTACATATGCTTTGATAGATTGTTGTGTAGCTAATTTAGTAGCACTGTTAGAAGACATATCGTCTTCATCTTTAATTCCTGTAACTGTTGCACCATCACCTGCAATATTTAAACTTGTATTCGCTACAAGTGTTGTGCCTGTAATAGCTGCTGCAGTTGAGCCACCAATAATTGCATTATCAACAGTACCCCCATTTATATCGGCAGTATCTGCAACTAAACTATCTATATTAGCAGTTCCATCTAAATGTAAATCTTTAAACTCAAGACTACTTGTTCCTAAATCAATATCATTATCAGTAATAGGAACAATAGCACCATCTTGTATTCTTATTTGTTGTACAGCAGAACTTGATACTTCTACATAAAATTCTAAATGATTATTTGATTCATCTATTAATATTTTATTATTTGCGTTACTGTCTGATAAAAGACTGATAGGTCCACCTTCACCTGCATCACCATTGTGTGTATGTCCTGTGCTTGATGCAAAGGCTGCTAATAACTGATTAAACTCATCATTGGTATGAGCAGCAGTGATTGTATCGCCATCGCTATACGAAGACTGTCTTGTATATGTAGCTCCCATTTATCTCCTTGCTCCTGTTTGATATTCTAACTGAAATCCTTTTAAAGAATATGGTGCAGTAGAACCACCATCATTTACTCTTAACGCAACTGCAAATCCTGAACCCTCAACTGCTTGTCTTACAAGTGGTTGTGAAGCACCACCATATGTTCCTGTGTTAGTAGAACTTGCACCATAAGTTGCAGTGCCATATATAGCTGCAACATCTGCCGAGTCTAGTTCATATGCTGCAGGTCTCGCAGAATCTTTTGATTCATAGTCATATCTTAAAAACAAATCTGCATCTATAGTTGATTCAGGTTTAAAGTTTACGATAACACGTTGCATATGTTTACGTATACCTGCATCACCAAATGTCATATCAGGACCTCTATATTTACCTAATATAGCAGTTCCATCAAAGTCATTACCTGATTCCTGTCTATATATATAGCCACCACTGTATGCTCCATGTAGTGTTATTACATCTCCTGCAGATACAAATGTATCTGTAGAAGCAGGTTTTATTCCTCTTAGTTTAGAAAACTCAAAACGTTGTCCTTTTAGAACACATACAACACCTTGAGTAGCATTATCGGCAGTTCCTGCTTTAGTAAAAAATATTCTATACTGCGTTTTATCAGGTATAACTACTGACTCAAATTCTGATGCACTATCTAAGTTATCATCAAATAAACTTTGTACATTAGAACTTATAGTACCCAATTCAACGTCACCAATTCTTGCAGTACCTGCGATAGTTCTTAATCCATCAGGACCTAAAAATATTAAGTCACCTGCAAATTCTTGGATTGTATCTCCGTTGATACATCCTATGTCTCTCGTTACTGCAGTTACTGAAAAAGTTGCTTGAGAAGACCCTGATAATTTAAATATTCTATTTTGACAGAATATAAATAAATCTTCTCGGAAAACTTTAAGACCTGTTATCTCATCATCAACTTTTATACTACCTGCACCAATCGCTACAGAAAAACTATTTTCTATAAAAGGAGCACTGAAAACTAACTCTTGTTTGTTTGCAGACATTCCTGCATAAAACATATGTTCTTTAAATGCTACTACAAACTTAGCACCTGCCACTGCAGGTGGAAATAAATCAGATACGAATGTACCAACTGCATGGTCTGCTGCAACACTACTGTTTTGTGCTCTTGTTACGTGTGTAAATGTATTACCTGATATATTTTGATATGTAAATTGCTCATCCCCTATAATTAAAGAAGCTGTTCCTGAATCAGGGTCATTAAACTGAGAAGTGTCTGCTACTGTTATAGTGTGGCTTGAACTACCTGTTAAAGTGTCACTTGAACTAATCGCTACTAATAAAGTTGTTGATTGCCCTGTGCCTGTGCTTGTAGGTGCAACGTCTGTAGCAGTAAATGATGTATTAAATATTGTAGGTGCATTGTTTCCATCTACAACAATTAACTTATCATTACCATCAAAGTTATATCTTTCAAAATTATATTTACCTGCACTTGTTCTATTACTGTCTACTGTTGTCCATGAAGAACCTGCAGGGTCTGCAGTAAATATGTTTGTGCCTCTTGCTGCTACAACTTTATTTGCAAAAGTAGCAACCATTAATACTTTTTCTGAAGCAGAAGAAGTTTGTGGAACTATTGCAGATACATACTTACTAAATCCATTTATTCTTCTGTAGCCACCTTCTATATCAGGCTCAAAGTTTTCTAACTCTAATGCCTCACCCGGTTGCATTAAGAAGGTAGAACGATTAAGAACTAATCCACCTTCACAGTTAAACGCTACAGGTGTTACCTGTGATAAATCAGGCATTAGTTTAACCTTGCGTTAAGTGTATTTGCTCCATAAGTACCTGCTCTTGGTATATAAGTAGAACGAACATATTGAAATTTATTAACAAGTAAAGTTTGCATATTTTTTATACCCTGTTCAAATCTTTGAAAATTTAATTGATATTGGGTTGTCTCACCTCGGTATTGATATACAAAAGCAGTTGCTCCATCTATTATAATTGCATCAAATCTTGATGGTATACTTGTTGTATCGGTTGATGCAGATAAATCTGAAGGAAAAGTAAAATGGTCAAATTTTATAGAGTAAGACCTATTAGGGAAAGGATATAATAAATAATTATTATCAGGTGTTCTAATTACGTGTTCAGGGACACCTCCTTGGTCAAACTGTGCTACTGTTACACCACTTGCGATACTAGAAGCAGTAGTGCCTCCTGCACCTCTAGTACAACCTGTAAATGTTGTGCTAGAACCTATGGCAGTGTATGTTATTTCTTCATTACCTATGTGCAATGTTCCTGAAGAATCAAAACCTGATGTACTAGCTACTGTTATGGTTTCAACGCTATCAGTATGTGTTGTGCTTGTTGTAGTTGTATTTATTTCATCTTCTTGGTCACTTACAGAATTTATATATTCATTGTAATCTAATTGTGACAATCTGTATCCTGAGTTACCTAAATCACTATCTTTAACTATTCTAAAAGTATTATAATCTACTGTTTTTGCAGAGGTAGGGATACTGTACCTAACCACACCTGCAGTTACTGTTTTTGTTTCTGTTGCATGATTGAAAGGATAATTAAACTCTCTTTGATTAATATATCTAATTGATTCATTTACTGCATTTTGTGCCTGAACTTGTATACCTCTTGCATTAGTAAAATTAGATGAAGTAAGTTGGACTTCATTTAATCTAGCTAATACACCATTTGTTAAATTTAGATAAGTTCCTGACATTTATAATTCCTAAAAGTGTAGAGGAGCAAGTTGCCCTGCTCCCCTAGAAAAGTTACGCTAACTGGTCTCTATCAACCTCATCAGGCTTATCATCTAAGCCATGACCTGCTAAATCAATAACAGTTGCATAGACTCTTAGTCTGCCTGTAGCTGGAGCAGCACCTGCAATCGTACAATCAATGGTATCAGTTGATGTGATAAATTGAGTGTAAGTTGAAGCTGCACTTCCTACAACAGTGTTAGTTTGACCATTAGTTCC